AGTTCGCGTTCGTAGTACGCAATAAAATCAGGCAGAGCATCTAAACTGGCTGTAACTTTACTATACCACATCAATAGTCTTCGTCTTCTTCATCTTCATAATTATCTTCGTCTTCGTCTTCTTCATCAAGATGATCTTTAAGATAACTTGCAAGTGCTCGTTTAACTTCTGAATCTGATTTAAAATTTGTTTTGATATCATCGGCGTCGATGTCATTGTCAATTAAAACTGAAACAAGTGTTTCTGCCGCTTCATTTCTATCAACAACATTGATATAACGTTTCAATTCATTCCATATTTCGTAAGATAAATCTACTGACATGTGCTTATTCCTCCTGTGCTGTGTCTTCAGTACTTACCGTTTCTTTTTGATTTGCAAAATCTTTCATTACTTTATCCAAGCATCCGTCTTCGTTATTTTCCCAACCTTTGCGAAATTGTTTAATAATTTCTCCGTCACTAGTAATAAACATTAATCGATTTCCATCTTTTTTCAGCAATCCTTTTTTCTCAGCCAAGTCAGTTAATCCGCTATAAGGATTCATTCCTGTTTCATAAGGAATCTTAACTTGAACTCCTTCGAATGGTTTGGCATAACGAGTTTTCATTACCTTACAAGCTGAACGAATGCCCATTACGTCACTAATTTTATTGCCATCTTCGTCTTCTTTAAGTTTAAGTTTCTTCATAGCAACAACAATACTCGAAGCATAGATAAATCCTTGTCCACCACTGATTTTATCATCAGGGTCAAACATGTCTTGTGAAGCGTATGTGTGATTAGTACAAACTAATCCTACGTTGTAACTACCAAACATATTGACACAATTACGAACTAATGCTGTCAGTGCTTTAGGTTTGCGTCCTAGATCACCTTTCATTTCCCCGGCATCGAATTGATTCACATCTGTTGGAGTCAATAACATACCTAAACTATCAATTACAAACATAACTTTAGGACGTTCGCCTTCTGCTAGTGCTTTGTAGTCACTCATAAATGTACTAATAGTTTTAGCCACATCATCAATCATTGCCATACTTAATTTAAGCAATTTGCTTTCGTCAGTGTCAACACCCAATGCCTTAAGCCAATCTTCGTCCAGGGCATTTTCACTATCAATCAATATAACAAAAATACCCTGTGCTTGAGCATTTTTAATAATGTTACCTGAACAAATATAACTTTTACCTGCTCCGCTTTCCCCGGCAAATACTGTTACTTTACCGAGTGGAATACCTCTATTAAAGTCTCCGCTAATGAGATAGTTAAGAGCAAAGTTACCGGTACTAATCCAGTCAGTAGGATCATTAAATCCGATACTTAATCCGTCGATACTTTTTGTAATATCTTTTCTAAATTTTGATACATCAAAGGGCCTGTTAGCCATAATATTTTTCCTTATTTTATAATAGGTATTATAGCATGAGCTGAAAAACCCATGCTATAATTTTGGCTAACTGTTTATTGTTTTTGGCGTGCGCGAATCATTGCCAAGATATCTTCGGCTTTTTGTGTCGAAGGTTTAGCTTGTACTGGTGTGGATGCTACTGGTACATCCTCTTCGTCATCATCAAAATTGGATGTCGGGGCAGAGCTTACTTTAGCTACCGGAGTATCTTTAACTACTGCTGTGGTAGTACTCCCGCTCGGGGCCGCGACCCCCGCTGGACGGAAATATTGTCCCCAACGTTCTGTATCATAACTCTGCCCATCAACTGATGCTTCGAACATTTCTTTGAGAACTTTAATTTCAATATCACTTGGTTTTTTAGGTAAAAACGTACTGAGATCAGTTAGTCCATACTGTTCGATAGCCGCTTGTTCAGCCTCTGTAAGAGCTGATTCTTTGCGAGCCCATTTGCTTCCACTGTAGTCAGCAAAGCCACCTTTGGCTCCTTTGCTAATACGGAAATCTAAACCACGCAAATAGTCTGTTGGCAATTCTTCCAACTCGGGATCCATTAACGCACCTTTGATAAGTGTAAAAATTTGTGGACCAATGATAAATCTACGAATGGGATTTTCTGGAGTTTTATCTTCAGTAAGTGGATTTTCACGTACAAATCCTTGGAAAATATAATCACGTTTTTTCCAATATTTACGACCCATTTCTTCGAGACTTTTATCTTTAAACCAAGTTCTAACTTCAGTTAGAATTGGACAAGTTTCATTCCACATTTCCATACAGGGAACACGTACTTGTACTTGTTTTGATTCTAAATCACCCTTAACTCCATTAAATGGTAAACGAATCATCGCACGTTCTTGCCAAAAGAATGTGTTCTTTGTGTTACCGTCTGGGAGGAATCTAAGTGTTGCAGCTGTACCTTCTGCAATATTCCAGTGAGGATAAATTGCCGAATCACCTTGTTGGCTGCCGCCTTGTTTGTTTTCTGCTTGAGCAAGTCTTGCTCGGATTTCTGCTAATGATGCCATTTTAGTTGCCTTTTTAATGTTAAAATGTCGATGCCTATCTAAATTAATAGATGTTAGTTGCTTACAAAGTTATTTTAACACGTCTTTGTCCGTGTGTACTACTCATATGGTTAAGTTGCCTATCTTTTGTATCCGTATTACTTATTTATGTTTTTATATAAATTTCACACGGATACTTGTACTTATTTTGCCATTAATCCTGCTAATTCTTTTATTCTAGATAGTGTACCATCAGCACGTTCCTCAGTCATAGAAGCTTGCCAACATTCTTCTACCCCATGTTTCGGACAGTGGTGCCCTGCGCTAGTCATATTACAGCGTTCTGACATTGAAGGGATGCCTTTACCTTCTAGCCAATTTCCGCCGCCAACTGTTTCATTTGTGTTATCATCCCCGTCGAGTTTATCTCCAATCATACTACCAATGGCTCCACCAATCATACCACTACCAGGAATTTCCGGTGCTATGATTTCGCCAGCCACAGTACCAAGAGCTCTCCCAACCGCGCCTTCGTCAACAGCGTAATCTTTTTCTAGCTCTAATTTAATTATGGGTAATATTTTATCAAGATCACGTTTAACATCCATATTACGTTTTTGTGCAATATTTTTTACTTTTTCACGAATTTGATTTGCGACAAATTTTTCAATATTACTCTTTGGATTAACAAAAACATTCATTATATCTACACGATCATGAGCAATATCTTGAAGTAGTTGATCAACTTCATTCGTACTTTCTTTTAATTTTTCAGTTTCTCTACGAGCCTTGTCGCTTAAATGAGCAATTCTACCTTTCGGGTCTTTTACATTACCATGCTTATTTTTTTCAATAGGTTGCCAATCTGTTTCATCTTTCCAACTTACAACTTTACCAGTTGCCGGATCTTTAACTTCTGTGCGTTCTTCTATCATGTTAGTACCGCCTAGTGGAACTAGGACTTCAACCGTGGGTTCTCCCAGGCGATTTTTACGACCAACTCTGACTTGATCTTTGCCGTATTTTTCTACAGCCTTTTCATAGCTCAAGCTAGTCATTTTCCAAACTAGTTCTTTAGGATCTTGTAAGCGTCCATTAATCCAGCTAGCTTCGGAAAATTTTTTTTTTGATTCAGGTTCATTGCCAGTTTGTGGAATTCCTGCTTTACGTTGTAAGTCTTTAATTAAGTCTTCATCGCTACCATGACCTAACTTATTTAATACTTTACTTCCAACTTTTTTGGCAGTGTCAAGAATACCTTCATCAAATTCTGCGTAGCCGTTCTCTTCCCAGTCGCTCGATGTGGCTACAACATTTGGATCATCTAGATCTGTAGCGTGAGCAATAGCATCTGCTTCTTCCTCAGTCTCTGCTTGTACTTCCAAGCTGTAGTCAATCGTTTTTATATAGTAAAATGTCTTCATTTTTGTTCCTTTAGGGTTAATACCACTTTCATCAATCTCCGGAGATTGGGCATCTGAATCGTCGGACGCAGTTTGTGCTTCTATTGGTTGTTGTTCAATTTTAAGTTGCCCAATAACTTGTGCTACATCTGGATTATTTTTTAATTCTTCCAAACGATCTATGATAACTGTGCGAGCATCGGCATTAGCATTTTGATCAGCCAATTCATGTAGTCTATCAAATAACACATCGTCGCCAATAAGATCATATAACTGTTCAGTGGCATTAAGAGCATCAGCGCCGACCGGCAATTCTTGACTTAATAATGTTACTAATTCTGTTTGTTTCTCTTTAGTATCTGGCAATGCCCAAGTTCCTTCGGCAAGCAAATTCATCCAACTTTCAAATATATTAGCTTCTTTCATGTTTGTTTCCTGTTTTTGTAATCTTGCCAGTAAGGGCAATGCTTGCTCAATACGACTATCAATGTTTTGTTCTACAAACATGTGTCGTAAATCTTCTATAATAACATCTTCGTCTGTTAAAGCAGCCGGATCCCATGACTCAAAATACTTTTTATAACCATTTTGTGTACTAAGAGATTTAAGATTATTTTGTAGTGTTTCATAATAAACACCAGCTTCGGTAACTAATTGTGCTGTATCACCTTCGAATATTTTACCTTGATTAGCTCGCTTAAAACGGCTCAGTAAATTCATTTCATTAACAATAGTAGCAATATGTTGCCCACGAATATCGTAAGGTTTTCCACCTTGCCGAACATGTTCTACCATTGCGCGGCCACCTGATAATTTTGTAAATGGTAATTTATATCGCTCGCCTTCAGTTGTTTCTACAAATAAACTTTCAATATAACGGAAACGAGCATCATTTTCGCCGATTACTTTTTTATGCTTAATCATTAATCTTGCTTCTGTCGGGCCAGCATTCCAAGAAGTATCTTTAGTGCCTACCCATGCTTCAAACAATCCTTCTTTAATTGCGGCTTGTCCTTGCATACTATATTTTAATTTGTTTAAATTTTGTAAACTAAATGTAAGTAAATTTCTTTTAGCGAATTGACGTAGTTGGAATAAAAAATCAAACCAGGACTTTTTATCTTCTTGTTCCATTGATTTACCAACATTATCACCAAAAAATACATTCATGTCGTTGTCATTACCTATCATAATCACTACTGTACCGTAATCATGCCCTGATGCAGCTTTATAATCAAAGGAAAATATATCAGCATCTTGGGCCGATGTAGCTGGTTTGCCTTGAGCGTCCAGTGTTTGTGGGTCAAAGTTCTTCGTAACTAGTAAATTATGAAGCTGTTGATTTGAATTATTTTTTGACATAGTGTATTTAGTTCAATACATGGTAGATATGAATGGCAATGGCGGAGTAATACTTTCTCCAAAATCTCGCATTTGTGTGTCCATTTCAGGATGATAAGTCTGTAATAATATCATCATTCGCGTAACTAACAATGTAGCCATTACTAAATCGTCAGTTTCACCGGGTTTTGCCGCATAACTTAATCCGTGTGCTATAAAAGTTTTTAATTCTGAAATTAAAGGTTTACTGCGTAATTTCATCTTTCCTGATTCTATTAAAGTTTTCATTTTAGCACAGGCTGTAAGTTTATTTTTTGGACTTGTATTAAATCCTTTACGATACCTGCCGGCTCCTCTAGTAGGATCTGATAAGAAGTATCCCTTAATATTTTCTTCGCCGTACTGGTCTATGGATATTAATGCGGCTTCGCCGATGGTATTATTTTCGACTGAGTAGTAAACATTTTGCTCGTCTTCTACAATATTATAAATGTATTTGACAATGTCAGTAAGTATTCTGATTTGTTCAGGAATTGGGGTACGGTTATGTTTCCATTCACCAATTTGTTCAGTTGAATTAGCTTCAAATATCTGTATAGCGGCCGGATCGCCGCCCGTTCCCAAACTTGGATCCAGCCCTACGCAATACATTTTTCCTTTTTCCGGAGTTTTATACCAACGTACTTGTGCCGTACGATGTATAGGTTCAACACCTTCTAAGTCTATTAATTTAGCCGGCGCAATCAGCGTTTCGTCATTAATAATAAATTCGCAACCAATCTCACGACGGAAACGATCTTCCCCTAATTGAGCCTTAGTAGACTCAGCCCACGCTTCATCTCTATCAGGATGTTCTTGCCAATAAGATCTAAAAGCTCTAAACCCGTTAATACCAACTTGCTGTGGATTACCATGGCTATCTTCCATTTTATTGGCGCCTTTCCACACTAATGCGAATTGATCTTCATCACTATTCGGAGTACTTGTAATAATGGCTTTACCACCAGTTGCTAGGGTTGGACTAATTGACGTCCAAAATTCCGTAGCGATGCCTGGTCGCACAAACGCAAACTCATCACAATATAGTAAAGATATCGACATGCCACGACCAGTATTTTCAGTTGTGGTAGCCGATACGATACGCGATCCATTTTCAAATTCTATCGATCCTTTATTGTAGTTTGTTGCTCCAGCTCGTATATGATCAGGGCAAAGTTCATAAGCATAACGAATACGTTGCATAATCTCTTGTGATCCGTCATACTTATGTGCTGCAATTAAAATTGTGCTATCAGGCACAAACATAGCATACCATAGCAAATAACCAGCGGCTGATGTCGATTTGCCACTTTGTCTCGGCATCATAGCAATAGCAAAGCGATACCCGTGATATGTGTCAATCAATCGCTTTTGATAATCAAAAGGATGATATTGCATTTTACCCTGTACAGGGTGTTGTATGTAAAAGAAATTGTCCATAAAATAGTGTGGACCTCTATCAGGGTCCACACATTGGGCAAATTCAGTTAACTGACTAGCTGTCCAATTTTGTTTTTTATAAGGTGTTTTAGCTAGTGATGCGGCATCAAATGACATATACTAATTTATCCTTATAAAGACTAAGTCTATATTAATCGTCTGAAGCGTTTGCGCCGCACTTAGCACGTTTAGCATTTGTTAAAGCACCAAAATCAACTGACCATTCTTTACCAGGTTGTAGTTCTACCGCGCCTTGTGGCAAAGGAAATTGAACTCCGCCTGCTTGCTCAATTTGAGC